TGCCAACCGCGCCAATGAAAGGAGCCAAGGCTTCTATAACAGGGATTACTTCGTTGACCGCCTCTTTGACTTCATCGAAAATATCAAAAATTACACTAAAATCAGAATTTTCGATTGCGCTTGTCAGCGTATTTACTATCGCATCACCAAAAAAAGAAAATAATTCATCAATGATTGGCTGTAACTCGTCTGCCAAAAATCCAAGGCCGTTAAATAGTGCCTCTATCCCTTCTACGACGGTTGGCATCATGCCTTCGATAACAGTGCTGACTACAGGGGCCAACTGTGCACCTATCTCGGTCATGGCGTTGATCAGCGTTGGGACAATTTCTTGAATACGCGGCAAAATGTTTTGAGCAGCAGTAAGAAGACTGTCTACGAAATTATTGATTAGCTGCTGAACATCCTGTTCTGGGTCTGCAATGCCTGTAAGCAGATTTTCCCAGGCGCTCTTCATAGAAGCTGTACTTCCTTGGATGGTAGTTGCAGCTTCTTTGCTGGTTGTTCCCATAATGTCCATGTTTGCCTGTACGACGTGAATCGCCTGTACAATATTCGCATAAGACATACTGGTTGCATCAACCGTCACGCCAAGTTCTGCTTGCGTGTCCTTCATGGCAGCGGCTTCTTTTATCAACCGCTTCATTTCAGCTTGCGTGCCACCATAGCCGAGCTTTAGGTTGTCAAGCATGGTGTAGTTCTGCTTCGCAAAGCCGTTATATGCGTCTTGGATGGAAGAAATATTGGTGCCCATCTTGTTCGCATTATCGGACATATCCGAAATTGCAGTATTCGCCATTTCAGCGGCTTTTTGTGTATCGCCGCCCAAACTTGAAACCAGAGCCGCAGCAAACGATGTTGATGTCTCCCTGTACTCGTTTGCAGACAGGCCAACGTTCTTGTACGCGTCCTTTGCATAGCCCTCAATAATACCTGCGCTGTCCTTGTACAAGGTTTCTACGCCACCGACAAGCTGCTCATAGTCTGCGTAACTGCTCAGGGATGCTTTGCCAATATCGAGAGCTGCACCTGCTGCCGATTTGCCAACAGATACAATCGTGCTGCCCACAGCTTTCAGACCATCAAAAACTGCGTTTCCAAGAAACGTTCCGTTGAATACGTCCCAAAAAGATGTTGTTTTGCCGCTTGCATCGTTTAACTGCCGCTCATAATCATCTGTATCAAGACTTAATTTTGCGTTTAGATTAAATACGTCCAACTTTTCACTCCTTTCTTGTTGATTTTTTGTTAGCCATGCTGTATCCTAGCTTTAGGAGGTGTTTTGCTATGGCAAAAGCTAAAAATGCAGTTATCGCAGGAGATTACGTAGGGAAAAAGGTCAATCTTTCTTTTGGTCGGGTTCAACTCGACATGGGATTGATGCCCGCAATCACATTAGACAGAAGCACCGTTGCGGATTATTCTGTTATGGATGAATCTCAGAAGAAGTCTATGTCTTCTGGTGTGATGCGCGGGCTTGTTGGCGGTGCCATTCTTGGGCCTGCTGGTCTCGTGGCTGGCGCAGTCACCGCAAAACAAAAAGGCATTTATCAGATTGCAATTCAGCTGAAAGAAGACCCACAGTGGGTTGCAAGTGGTAAACGCTTTTTAATCGAGGTAGACGATAAAATCTACAAAGCCATTATGACAAACTGCTTCTAAAATGAGCCGCCCTATTTTTGGGGCGGCTCTTCCAGTTTTCTCAGCTTGTTCTTCATGTATTCTTTGATTTCATCCGCTGTTCGTGTTTCTTCTGGTGGCGGGTTGATTATATCCCAGTACCTTTTCGGCTCGCTTTTTGTTTTTATCATGTTTTTTGCAATCGTGATAAGTACATCAGACATATAAACACGATATGCCACTTCATCCGTTTTTTCTTTGATTCGGTATGGCAGTGCCGACATAAACGCACGGGCGCTCAGTTTCGGCATGCTTAAGATTGCGACTATTACGCTTTCTGCGCCGTACCGAAAGATTGTTTGAAAAAATTCACGAAGTCCTCGTCTTTCACAAGCTCGTTAATCTGCGCCAACGTGCTTAAGAGCCCCTGCTTTCCGCATTCTTCTGGGGTGAGGCCGTTAAACAGAGAAAGAATCGCATATACGTCTTCTCTGTGGTCTTTCAAGAAGATAGGAACAAGATTCACAACTCGCGTAAGGCCGAACCTATAGACTTCAATCTGCGTATGTTCCCCTTTGGGAAGCTTGCGTTGAACTTCTGCAATTAGGTTTTTATCGTCGGCCATATTCTGGATATGAGGGGCGGCGATGCACAAAACATCGCATGTCTCGTCGGTAGTCATCTGAGAAAGCAGTCGCATTTTTTATTCCTCCGCATCCAAGCTGTAAAATACCATCGGCATAGTATCCTGATTTTCAATAGAGACATGGCCAGTCAACTCAACAGACAACTGGCCCTTTCCATTTTTGGTTGTCTGCAAGCTAAAACCGCCAGTAGACAGTGCATTTTTTATCTGGATTGCCACACAGCCACCATCTGCGCGGTCACCGACCCACCAAAGATCAGTAAAATCGCTCTGCTTCAGGTCTCGGCGAGGTGTAACAACGTCATTTTTGCTTGCAGCGGTGCTGGTAATGTCAGCCGCGCCCAATGCCAGCTTAATAGCGTTTGCATCCATGCCCAGGCTGGTAAAGGACATCTTGCACTCCCAACTATCCAGATGCTTCAGCTCCTTCATGTTGTTCGGGCAGTTGTCGATATCTTCACCAAGATCACTGTAAGTGGGCACACAAGTGGCATTAATGCCGCCAGTGGTAGCGCAGATAATATCTGCATCATCAGGTGCAGCGGGCGAGGTCGGTGTGAATTTTTTCAGCAGAACACCAGCGTCCATCTGCAAGCCATTAAAAGTTTCCTGCGGAATAACGGTAAATTTACCCATATTTTCACCTCAGTTTTTGCATAAAAAATCGGCGGTTACGTTAATGTACCTCCGTTTGATATTTCTGTCCGTATCATCTGCCAATGATTGGCAAAATGGCGAACCTCTTGTAAGCCAGATATAACCATCATCGATTGGTAGCATTTTCCCACCGATGCCCAATGCCTCAGACAATTCCTGCACTTTGGCATTTGGTACGGCCTCAGACGTGGTATAGAACCACATATTAACCGTTAATGACACCGGACTGCCGCCCCATGCGTCAAACACGGCATCATAGGTCAGGAAGGGGAGTACAGCGTCATCCGGCACGGCGTTGCTGGCGTATGCTGTCATAAATTGCCCGAAAAACTGCTGTAATGCAGCGCCCTTTGTCATGTAGGCAATCCCTCCCGCAGTCTTTCAGCCGTAAAACTTTTTAAGCCGTTCAGCATAGGAGAAGCGCTTGCAGGGGCTTGCTTTTCTTCCGGGCGGCTCGTGACCCGGAAATATGCCCCGGTCGTCACGTCCTTATACACGCTGCCGTACTCGATGGGCACATCTTTACGCACAATGCCGGTATACACGCTGGTCACACCCTGCGCTTCAGCCTGCCGCGCTTCAAGGCTGCTGTCCAGTGCAACGTAATTCGCAAACTCTGCGCCCTCTCTCCACTCGGTAACATAGCCGCCTTCTCCGTCAGGCTTTGTCAGCTTGTCCATGATGATGCAGCGATGCGAAAAATCATCTAAAAGGCTCATAGCTTTCTCCATTTGTTCAGCCGGGACGCAAACACACCCTGCCAGCCCGTCACAGAACCACCAGAATCGCCGTTCGCGCTCGATTTGGTGTAACTATACCCCGCAAAACTCTCGCTTTGAAACGGGCTGTTTGCAGCGCTCTCATACTTGTTGCGCCATGCTTCCACATCCTCAACCAGAGAAATAAAGGCAGCTGGCACAGCCAGCGCCCACACAGCACCGTCAAACGTTTCATCGGTCAAGCCGCCAGCACCGTACTGGTGCACGCCATCGTTGAAAACGCTCCCGATAATGCGGAAATATTGCCCATCAACTAAAAAAGGCAGCGTAATGCTGCCGTCCTTGATGGTAAATGTGCCGCTGTACGCGCCATCTGGGACCTTAAACCAGTTCCGGCACTCTCGCATCAATTCTTCAAGCATTACGCTGCCCCCTTTTTACTGTACTGCCTTGACAGTTTTTGCGCTCCGGGTTTCTGCGGGCGTAATGGTGGCAACGGCGATACCGTCCAGGTACTCGGCCCACAGCTTCATGCCCATAAGAGCGTACATATCGCCAGTTGCGCGGCTGTAGTCTCCGTCAACATGCACGCCAATCAGGTTGGTTTCT